ATATGATCCGTGTACCGTGTCAGTGACAGTGTGGGAGTAAGCGCAACGTTAAAGTCATTTCCTCCTAAGAACTCACCATTTACTACGGCAGTAGCGGATAGCTGATAACGGGTATCCGTAAAATCCACCGCCATTCCCGCATAGCCGACCGGCTGTTCGACGGTGAAAGTAAACAACTCTATGTAGGCATTGAAGTTGCTATTTCCGGTAAACAGCACCCTTGGATACATTACCCCCACGTACTGCCGCAATTGCAGCGCATCGGCCTCAATGGCGTCCAGTCGCGTGTCCAACATATCCATCGCCGTGTTAAAGGTGTCCAGCGGCGTGAATACCCCTACAGGTTCCGTGTCTACCGTGGTTTGCAAGGTTGCGACCTGTGCCTGAAGGGCGGCCACCAGTGTGGCCAGTGCGGTATTACTGGTAATCAGCGCCTGAATGCTGGCCTCATTACCAATGCCCATGCCCAGTGTGATAACGGTTTTATGGGCAAACCCATCAGCAAGGCACACATCCGCGTGATTATTCGGGAAGGTCAGAACGGTTTTCATTGCGTCGGCGGCCTCTGGCACAGTATCTGGAAGGACTCTGAGGAAAACACTTTGCCTGCTTTCACATAGCGGATATTACATTCCAGCCTGGCAATCGGCCATGCTGAGGTATCCGTAACTATTCCGGCAAAGTGCGTATCATCCGCCAATGTTACTGCCACATCGCAAATCTTACGGTTGCTGGCATCACTGGCAGGCACCCGCACCTGAGACGTGACCGTGATTCCTTCTGCCGTGAGATCAACCGGTGCGCCCAGATCATTCAGGAGCTGGCCCGTAAACTCAAAGGTATCGCCACGGAAAAATTCCAGAATCATGGTGTGTCCCCCGCTTTGCTCACGAACAAATCGCGTTCCGCCTGTCGCCGCTTCGTCAGTCCTGCTAGCTCAACACCACCCGCCTTGTTCCAGCGTTTGAACTGGTCTGCAGCGAGGGCAAACTTCTGCTGATTTACCAGTTTGAGCAACGTCGAACTATCCAGAGCACCCGGCCCAAGGTTAAAGCAAAACGACACCAGCGCGTCAAACTGGCCCTGAGTCAACTCCACTTTTACCAGCTTGCTTACCCAGTCCTCAAAGTTTTTCAGGTCGGCTTGCAGCATTTCTTCGGCCTGTTGCGTAGTAATTGCCTGTCCTGCTTTCACGCCCTTCGTGTGGCCGTAGCCGATTGTCCAGACGCCGGCGGAACATTTGTACGCCCGATTGCGTAAGCCTTCAAAGCGTTTGATCAGCGCGATACCCTGTTTACTGATTTGCATCTTAGCCATCCTTGTATTTCACCTTGCGCCAGACCGAACCGAAGTACCAGACAAGCAACGCAGCTATGTACAGACACACCGCGAGCGACACAATCCAGCCACGTTGCGCCAGCAAATGCGGGAATGGCAGCCAATAAAAATACCCCAGCATACATACACCAGCCGCCGCGACCAGCAGCAGCGACCAGTCGGCTGCAAGTGCCGTCGTGTCCAGCTTTTTGGAGTAACGCACGTAGAGCGCGAAGCCTACGAGCACCCCTGAGATGCACATGCCAACACTTCTTAAAAATGCGATGTCATTCAGTAGGCTTGTCATGATCGGCGCCTCCGATGTTGAAATGCCGCAACACGAAATCCGGCGCTATGGCCACCAGTAACGCTGTCAGTGCTGGCCCTGCACTGCTGAGCAATGCCGCCATAGCCGCCAGCTCAACACCGGGTACGTCAAACCCCAGTGAGCGAGCCGCGTACAGAGACAAGAACACCCCTGATATGAGCGCCGACACCAGCTTGGCGGTTTTCACTTGCCCACCAAGCTGGGCGTCTATGCGGTTGGGCACGATGACGGCGTATACCGTCCCTAGCATCACCGCGATAGCCGCCAGCGCCCACAAGGCAAGCATTTTGGTTGTCATAAGGGGAACTCCAGAAATGAGAAACCCGCACAATGGCGGGTTAGAGGTCGTCGGTAGCTCCTGCAAAGAACGGGTCGTTCTGCTTCACGTATTCATAGATGAGATGTCGGGGTGTGCCGGTGTCAGATATCACACTACTGGCGAAATCAATCTGGTGGGCGTCCAGAGGTGATGCCTGCCCCGATTCGTAGGCTGCTTTACTGAAGTAGCAGAAGAACACCGCGTTAATCGTATCCTTGGTATTCTCAGTAAAGCGGGCGATGCGCCAATAGGCTTCCCCTTGAAGGTTGCCTAATTGCGGAAAAGTTGCGGTTTTCAATAACGCCATGGTTAATAGCCTCCTGCCGGGCCGGGTTCGATACATTGAAGAAAAGCCGATCCGTTTACTTTTTGCGCACCAGTGCCTGACGTGGCGCTGACCTGAATTAGCAGTTTGCCGGATGACCAGACGATTTGCGCATCGCCTTTAGTGGCGTCAGGGTTGTACAACGTGGTTTTGTTAACGATCAGCGCGGGTGTCGCAGATACGTTCCTGACGCAGCCGTCGAACTTAAACATCCCCGCCGGATCGTTAGGGTATCCCGGAGCGAATACGGTGACATAGGCGGTAAAGAAGAAATCATATCCCGCTACATAGACGTTGGTACTGCCGGCGGCGAGTCCGTTGCTGGTTAGCGTGTTCCAACTGCCGTCATAGTTGAACCCTGACATGCTGCCAAGATACAGCTCAACCACCTGCGCACCGGGACTGTCATTCACCCGAAGATCAGAGGATCGAACACTAACAGCCACCATATTTCTAGGGCGTAGGGATTGCCCGTAGAAGACAGGACACGAGGACAACACCAGTCCGTTCGATGCAGTATGCGTTGCCGAGGGTGCTATTACTACGTTGCCATCGCCTGTAACAGTGCTGTGCCCCGTCATGACCATATTATGGTTGCCGGTGATCGTTCCGTAGAATCCGCCTCCGGCATCGTTCCCACCGAATACTTTATTATACCCGCCTACAATCCGAGTCCCGCCGTAGGAATAGTTCATATCCCCGCCGGTCACCGCGTTGCCGATGATCGGCCCCATATAGTAATTGTCGTTGCCTGATACGGTAGTCGCGCCGTTTATGGCAGAAATCGCTACGTTGCGGCTTCCCGTTACCTTGTTGTCCTGCCCAATAGCAACACAGGCTGTTCCGCTAGGCAAGTTAGCCGCAGCGGATTTGCGCACTTGTAAATCCAGTGAGCCAGCGCCTAGCGTGCCGGTATGGTCAGCATAGTCGGGATTGCCGAAGGATACGCCGTAGTCCGTAGCACCGTCTGAACTTCGGAGTCCTCCAAGCATGGAGCTAACCCTAAGATCGCCATCCGCTACCTGTCGCACCGGCTTAAATAGTCTGTAGGCGTTGGCACCGTATATGCCTAGCGATTCCGCCCAGTAGCGCAGAGTGCGGCCTACGGTGGCGATTGTCACGCCGTCCGCGCCGGTAGCAGACACGTCGATGTCCTGCCCCGCGATGAGCGCACGGATTTGCCCCAGTGTCCCTGATTTCGCCATGCTCAGCGCAATGCCGGTAGCACTCGGGGTGCTCAGGTTGCTAAGACGGTCATTGACTTGTGCCTGCAATTTTCCGAAAGCCGCAAGCACCGTGTCTGCCGCAGTGATTGCCGTGTTACTGGCAAAGCTGATTCCCGTCAGAACGGCATTCAGCACACGGGATTCCGTGAAGTATTTATTCGTAACGCCTTCCGGCACAGCATCAGTGCTGCCAGGGCTGGCACTGATTTCTACATAAACCGTGCCAGACCATCGGTACACCTTGTTCGTATCCAGCGCAGTGTAAATCTTGCCGGTTTCACCAGATACCGGAAATGCTGCAAGGTCGGCGTACTCCAGCACATCGTCCACAAACGAGGGTAGGTAGGCCGCTGGCACTTTGCTGCCAGCATCCAATGGGGTTACGCCGTTCGCAGCGCCTTTTTCGGTATTCGCAATCCGGCCTAAGATGTCATTAGCCAGTGCCGCATCCGCCGCTTGCAGGTCAGAGACAGTGCTGTTCAGTCCGGCCACGTCCGACATACTGTGTCCGTGACCCGCATTAGATTTTCCATCCAGTGCGGTTTGCAGGCCGTCCACCTGTCCGATGGTGTGGGTGTGCGCCGTGTTGGCTTTGCCATTTAGGGCGGTTTGTAGGTCAGATTGGTCTGACAGTGTACCTGTAATCAGCCCCCACTTCGCCCTTCCGCCGCCTTGCGAATCCGCATTGGGCCAGGCTGTCCAGAGGTCGAGTTCATGCAATAGTGCGTCCGCTTCCGGCATGACGAAAAACACGCGCAGTTTCTGCCGTAGTTCCCCGTAAATCAGGCACTCATAAACGCTGCCAGGTGTGGTTGGTGGCAGACGGATGCTAGCCATGCCGTCGGTCATCAGGACGCGAGACTTAAATTCAGGGACAATGGTGTAGGTATCCGTCACGGTGGCGCGACGAAACACCAGTTCAGCAAAACTGGTCGCGCCCAGATTCAGCGCCGCCGCGTTGATCGTCAGGTTATAGGTGCTCATGGGCGTCTCTTACAGATAATGAGATTTGACGGTGGCGCAGGCTTTGGATTTGCCGAACCCGCTATTGCGTTTGCGCACGCCGCGAGTAATTGCGGCCTCAAAACGCTGCAAATGGATTTGCACCATGTTAGGCGCACTCCATTCCTCCCGTGGCTGCTGCTGCAAATACGCCACTGCGCCAGAGGCAATACCGTCGAAATAATCCAGCGCGATAAAATCCGGGCAGGACAACGCATCCTGAGTGGGCTTCAGCGACACCAAGGGTTTTACACTGGTCAGCGTTAGGCGTTCGGGATCGTCGAACTGCAACAGGTTGGGTGGTAATATGAAAAACGCCGGATCATTGCCGCAGCAGTGGATTTCCGTCCGTCCCTGCAATGCCCATGTGTGGCAAATGGTGCTATTGATCGGCAAGTCCAGAATCGCACCGGAGTATATGAGCGCGGTTTCTTCACACTGGTACACCCATGCAAGACTTCGCTCACAGAACTCAATAACCGTCTGCTTCACCGCATGGATAATTGCCACTCGTGGGCAATTGGGCAGATGTACGCTAATGGCGTCTACCCAGTCTGAGTATTCCGCCATGGCTTATGCCTGTGTTTTACGGGCAGGAGAGGAGGCTTCTTCCGAGCTGGCCTTAATGCCCAGCACGGATGTCGCCGTGTTGAGATGCGGCATTCCGTTAACTCCGCCATTGCGACTGTCACCCGATAGCAGCTTGTACAGCATCAGCTCTTGCAGAGGCTGCATGTAGATGGAGTCCACTGGCAAATCTGAAGTCATATCCACAATGCTCAATTGCGGCGGCTCTTTGGAATACTCAATTTCAAGTTGCAAAGCACCCGCCGTCGGGGGTGACGGGTAGACGTAAAAATGCTTCGGGCTTCGGGCATCAAAGCAGTATTCATGAATTGCCGTAGTCGCGGGAGTGTTGTGCCAATCGGGACTCATGGAGTCGAGGGCTTCCATTTGGATAATGCGCACGGCACGCCCAATGACGGGATCGGTTTCGGGATCCCCGTTCCATGTGACGTTGCGAATTACCCGCAGCAGTCGTAGACCACCCGCCGGTAAAAACTGCCGACTTCCTTTAGTCAGGTTGATTATGCCGATGGTGGAGGTGGCATCAGGACGCATGAGGGCCAGCATACTGAGCGCCTGATTCAGCGCGATGATCATCACGTCATCGGGCCATGTGGTTGCTTCGGGATCATCAAGTTGCGTCATGCGCACCCCGTTGATCAAATCCTGCACAGTAATTGCCATAAAGCCCCCTGTTTAAAAAGGCGGCAAGCGCCGCCTAGTCACTTACACCAATGGTTC